CCTTGCCTTTGAAAATGGTGTTAAGGGTGTCCTTCAAAGTGCACTCCCCCATATGTATGAGGGATTTCACTACTGACACATTCCACTGGTATGCGCGATCACGTATTGATCCACGCCCTGGTAAATCACCAAAGCATGAACCTAACAACCGTAACACAACTCCTAGATTCAAAGCCGGATAGTATACACCATCCGACCCTAGAATAGGACTATGCTTTAAAAACTGTAGTTGTTCAATATGTTCACACACGTCTATTGTCACTATATAGCCACACCTCTCCGCAGCTGACCGTACTAACTCCTCGTAACTTCCAAGCCATGTTTTGTACAGTGGCTTGATTGCTGTATAGATACACACATTAGCTATGTTATTAATTAGTGTTGTCAAAACACTTCCAGTATAAAGAACTGGATTCATAGGCTTAAGATGTATTTTTTCTTTGCAATTTACATAACTCTTGATCTTCATCTTCAAACAGCACTGCTCAATGGCTAGTACTACTTGGGAACAGAATTTTGATCCGCGAGTGATGTATTTTAAGTAATCAAAAATAACATACGTGTGACTTCCATCACACGAAGCTATGTCCACATTAGCTCTAAATGTTCGCCCCATAGCATTAATGCTGATTGAGCTATCATCAGAGAATAGTGGCATAAACAAGCCGTTTGGCGGGTTTATTAAGTTTTGAAATACGTTAAAGAGAATTTCCTTGTCAGGCTGTTTAACGAATTGGTACTGCTCACCATCAAGATTAAAGCAATCTTTAATGATGTCAATGAAGAATCCACAAACTAATGAGCTTGCTGGACCGAGATTCAGGAATAACCTAGGAAACTTCCCAGGTTTGCCCCATTCTTCGCTCTTCACTTTACCTTCCACAATTCGAGTTAATAATCCCCAGAGTGTGCCATCTCTATTTGCTCGATCAAATTGTTGCATCCTCAAACGACGCAAGCGATGTGGCGCTTCACAATATTGTTTAATTTGATCATACAAATCTGGTAGAGATATACATGCCAACTTTATCTTATACTGTATCCGTCTTCCAATCTTCCTAAGTAGATTGTTACGTTTAACGTACAGTATTTGGTTTTGTGTTAGTTGTTGGTCATATCGTTCTTTCTCTGGTTCACGACGATTAGTCTGGCGTGTTAAGGCCTTGTCCATATTGATATTATCCCTTGAATAGATAACTCCTGGATGCCAAAACACGGGGCCATATACAGTTTTATAACTTCCATCTATATATTCTGGTTGACCACTTGAGAATTGTAACCTATTATTTAGGAAAAACTCCTCCCCCTTTACAACTTCAAACTTTTTGTTGAATTCGTAAGCTTTTACTACATTGCAAATTGTAGTTTGGATGCGATATATGCCAACAGAGTGATATCCAAATCCACCCCGGCACAATCCCTAAGAATTGGGCAACTTTGCTGACTTTAGTTTATGATGAGCCTTATACTCATACAAAACCATCCAATCCTTATAATATGAAGACGCATTTACCATATCTTGATGCACGAAATTGTCATATTTATCCAATCTCTGTAACTCCATCATATAAGTATTCATAGAATACTCATTTGTGAAGTGTCCAGGCTGTGCTTGTTTCAACTTCTTCACAAGTAACATATTGATCTTACAATCCTCTATATGAGTATACCCATAATCGTTGATGTAGTCAAAATTATCAAAGTCTATATAGAGACGATGTGTGTTCTTGATGTGCTTAATTCGAAGAGGTGCAATACGATTGTCTCGTAGGCCTAATAAGGCTGCTTCCTCCATGCGTAATTGAGCAATAAAATTAAGTAGAAAGGGGATAAAATTTGGAAAGTACAAGCTAATGAGATATATAGCAAGTCGTACTAATCCATCAACTGATGTGAATGTGAAATTCCTTGGTGTCATAAGGATATCTTCTAGTGTTGATAAACACTGAGCAAAGTGACCAATATCTCTTTTATAGAGTAGGTACTTATCTTCAAATGATGCTGCATACTCCAAAGACTCAGCCAACTTTTCAATGCGGAATCGCTCCTCTTTAGAGAGCTCTTCTTCTTGTTCCTCAGGTGCACCAAACTTTTGGTTATTTTTACCTTCAGCTTTGACATTTTTCTGGTGAAATGCCTTCTTATCTATAAATGGAGGGCTATCGTCAGTATTAGTCCACTCACCATTCATTCCATTCAGAGCTGAAGCCACCACATGCATCATATCAAATATACATAAACGACCACTGGATAAACACCAGCAAACGGCAACAATGCCTAAAAAGTTGTGGATGTACCACATCTCTTGAGCGTGTAACCCATGTCGAATACGCAATTTTTGTAAGCATTGATCGATAATGTATGTACTAAATGCAATCCAAACTATATTCATAAGTGTGATCAATCTACAAGTGATGATTATTCTACCCCGGATCCGTGCTACTGGAAACCCAGGGATTCTAGCACAAAGATGAAGAATGACGTAGATGAACGCTACTTTGAAGTCTAACCAATCATACCACTGGAGTTCGTTTACATACCTATATTGTTTAGCAGATACGGGTTGTAATAAACAAGCTAAC